AAATATAATGTTAAACGACATACCCCTAACAGCAGAAGCAGAAGTAGATGCAGCCATGATCTTACTTCCATTCTCCAATTCCAATGATCCTCTGTTCCATTGGAGGATTCCTTGTTGGAGGTATTTGGGGAGACTTTCATAACTTAGTTGTAAACGTTGTAGCATTTCACGAGCAGTCGCTGCTTTGTTTGCAAGGATTGCTACGTTAACATTAGGATTGAATAGAACATACCATAAAAGATATGAGGTAACAATAGTTGATTTACCAGACTGTCTTGGTAGTTTTGCTATATTAAATCTATAGTCATGGAACTTTGATACCATCTCTTCTTGGAAATGATACATGTCAAACGGAATCAAACCTTTGTCTAGAGATACTATCTTAATATAATTCCTGATAAAATACACAGGATCTTCAGAACACTTCAGTACTTCCTTAACTTGTTTCTTAGTAAATTTCTGAGAAACATTTGCTTTTTTTAAATTAGGATTACCTAAGTATTGCTCAGTGCTTGCCATTTTGGTTTGTCAAATAAAACGTCATTGATGTATTCGTCTGCCCATTCGGGATCGAACCATTGACTAAGGACTGCTTTAGTCTTTGTATTCTTCCTTTGGGAAGTGCAATACCAACACTGGTCATCAATCCTTTTCATAGTATTTATCCATTGCATATCGAAGACAGCGTTTTCTACTATACCTCTATAGAGGTTAAGGGTATCTTTAATCATATCCAAATACATTTGTTTTTCCTTTTCAGTCTTGATACGAACGAACTTACACCCTTCTGAAAATATCTCTTCACCCCATTGTGGTAAAATTCTATCCTCTTCAAAATTATACTTAAATGATATATCTTTGAATAGTTCCATTAATCTCTCCGTGCCACACACAGGTGATAAATCTATGATTGCAGCAGTAATTACTTTTGGTGTTTCTACAATATCGGCACCAAAAATGGGTATAGGATAATCTACTGAAGGATACAATACACAATGCATCACTTCTATATTATCCGTATACCCAGTTTCTAAATGCATCTTTCTCAGTTTTTTACTCTGATGCATTTCATTCATTATGAATACTTTATCGTTCTCAACAATAGGATATTTGTTCTCCATAGACTTGACATCTGGAAAACTCCTTAATTCTTTTCTAATATAATTAGATACTTCAGCCGTCAGACTTGTCACTTTTTCTCATAAAGTATTTTTGAATAACTTCAATTTGATCTTGATACTTAGCGATCATGTTTAGTTCTTCTTCGATTGCTTCTACAACGTTTGAGTGCTCACCAATACCAACAGGGTTTGTAAGATAAACTTCAACATTTGCTTTGTGTTTTGCAATATCTCCTTGTGCATGTGCTAGTAGTGCTTTAAGTAGTTGTTCTCTCATTACAGTAAAATTGCTCCAATAATAAATCCTTTAGCGAATGAAATACACAGCATTTTGTAATCTGATAATTCAAACCTGTCTTGAAACTTTTTGATAAGTCTCTTATCCCATTCAACAAATTTGTCGAAATACTTTTTCATTTAACCCTCGTTTAGTGTTCCAAATGATCTTCTTATTTCACGGAGTGCTTCAAGATTCATATCTTTCGTACCTCCATCATAAGCATGAGCATACCCCTCGGTAATCATTTGCTCATTAAGGGACACATTTGAGTCCCCGACGTAAAGCCAACCGAGTAAGCGACCATACTTACCGACACCACCAACAAGTTCAGTCCTAATAGACAACTCATCATCACCAGCGATAGTTGACTCCAACTTCTCTTTGAGCCAGTTTGTTGCATCAATTCCAAGAGCTTTCTCCTCTAAATTTCGAGTTCTTTTCTCAGGTGTATCAACACCAGCGACACGTACCCGTTCCTTTTTATATAGATCAAATCCTAGATCGATTGTAACATCTATTGTGTCACCATCAAGTACTCGGTTGATCTCTGTTATTCGGAAGTTGTAACAACTCTTTCTGTTCGGGGGTATCATTGCTCCCATCGCTCATCTCCAAAAATGACATACGAAGTATATAGTAGATATACCACGACACTATTATTACAAGTATCGCAACCATCCATACTACTCCCCAGACAACCATTATTCTTCTTTAATAACGTATTCTGATGAATGTTCCGTCAGAAGTCCTGGTAGATCTTCTTTTGCTTGCTTAATAGCATTGTATGCATCATCTGCATACTCACAAATTTCATAATGATTATTGAGGTTATCGTGATAACCTACGGTATAATGGGACATGATAGTTTCAACTCCATTTACCCTATTATTTATTTGGGTTATGGTCTTTCATACCGCCATGGTTACCATCTCCTGGCAATTTACCGTAAGCAACATATTCGATTGCTTGCATAGAACCTTCGAGTCTAGTTAGATCTCTTTCTAACTTTACATACTCATCATATGCTGCTTGAAGTTCTTGCTTTCTCTGAGACAACTGTATAGTACGTTTAGTAAAACGTTGAATGAGTTGTTCAGAAGATTCAACTGTTTTCATTCCTTTCATAATTAATCATCTAGATCTTTTAGTTTTTTCTCGACCCAATGGTCTTCATTGTTTATTCCAGCTGCTTTTACATATCTCATAATATGATCATCAATTTGATGAAAGATTGGATGTAAATCCAAATCCATATTAATATCATGAGCAATGTCTGCTACTTGGGATTCTGTTAAACAGTGGTCTGGATGTAACAGATCACAAGTTGGAATTCTTTGTTCAATTAATTCATTGAGATTAAGTCTAATCTCATAGTCACGATAGACTGGCATTTTCAAACTCCTTGATAAGGGAATCGTATTTTCTAAACATTTTATCACCTGCGATATAGCATCGCTGACGCTTCCATAAAGCCTCTATGATTAATTTATAATCATCTTTGGTGAATGTTTCGGTTGTCATCTGATAAGCTCCATTGCTTGAGATAGTTCTTGAGCGTGTTTGACCTCATCATCTCTTATTCTAATGATGTCTTGATCATCTGGATGGTTTGTCAGGTATTTCTCATATGTTTCGGCAGCATGCCATTCTACTTTCTCATTTAGATCGTAAGCAGAAATAGGAAATAACCCGTAATAAACCACCATAATCCAATAGTAGATAAGGACGAGAGATTTGGCAAAGATGCGGTCGATCCAATAATCAGCACCCCCACGAGACTCCATATGCTCAAGATGTTCCGTTTCGTTAAGTGTTTGACCAAAATGTTCCTCCATTAGTTTTATATGTACTGGTCCTCTAAGACCCATTGATTCTTTAAAATGTAATACGCTTAAAAACGCAAAATAGGGTGCACGAGCTATTTCCTCAAGCACCCAAAATCTTTGGAAGTCTCTGTCTTTGTAAAGCCAATCAATAATAGCAACCGTTATAGTTAAAACTATAGTATTGAAAGATTTTAACACTGATTTTTAATCACATCTGTACTATCTATACAAGTAATGATTACTTAATATTTGCACGACGATGTGCCCATGTTTGACCACTTGTAGATCCTTTACATGGGTTTATACAACCTTTACTTTGATATCCGTAATCTTCTAATGTATTGCAAACTAAACCTGCTAAATCATGTGGATCTCCTTCTTGTCCACTTGACCAATATAATTGTCCACCCAACCATTGTGCACCACAGGTGGGACAAGTTGATGTTAGCAGTTCCATGCTCTGAGAGACTTAGATAGTCTATCGTCGCCTGTATTATTAGATGGTTTCTGTCTCTTTCTCATGCCCTTCATTCTAGCACAGAAGGATGCCCTACGGGGGTTTCCAACTTTCTTGCTAGGTGCTTTAAGGTCAGATCCAGGATTTTCGCGTTCGTAACTTTTTCTGCCTTTTTCGTTGAGTCCTCCTGACTTATTTTTTCCTTCTTTTTTTGTCCATGCTGCTCCTTCTTCGACATTTTCAGTCTCCTCCTTCTTTACGCAACGGTTGTATTTCTTACCGAATAAAGTTTGTGAGCCTTTCTTTTCATAACCTTTCCAACATTTCATACTTTTTTCTTGAAACTCTTGGAATGAGAGATTACCTTCAAATTCTTCTTTCTTACTTTTGTTTCCCCAATTCTTTGCTCCCACTTTTCGGCATTTGACAAGTGCACCGCTTGCATAAGCACTTGGCCAAACTGAATAACGAGACTTGACCTTGTGATAACAAGCGTCTTTTTTACCTTCTGTTTGTATTTGTTGTGTAGATTCGGTTTTCACGTTGATTGCTTTCCCTTTTCTATCAGGATTCGGATCTTTTTTATTTTTACGACGGAAGGCTGCGTCTTCTTCCTTTTTATTTAGGTTTCTCTTCATTTTAGAGGAACCGCATTTAGGTTTTGTTGTTTGTCCTGGTTGTTTTGCACAGGGTTTTCCTGCATATTTCCCACCCAACTGAACCCAACCAGGGGTGCCATCAGAAGAGCGACTCTTAGAAAACCAGTCACGCAAAGAACTATCACCACTCTTGGATTTTTCATTAATTGAACCATGTCCCAAGTTCTTTTCTTTTTCTTTTCCTCTGATTTTTTGAATAGCATTGACTCTCATAATAGTTTCAACGTTGTGTTTGTGAGGTTTTTCTACAGTACTCACTTTTTCTTTCATAGCAAGTTTAGTTGCTATAGCATATTTAACATTTTTATCACCATACCTTTTCTTCATATCTCTTGAACTTATAGCATCAGCAATTTCATCACGTTTCTTTATTTGTTTCTTAGTCATTACACCTTCACTCATGCCACCTCCCCCAGAATCACCACCAGAACCACTATTATTACTATTAGAGTCACCGTTACTACCATTAGAGATTCCTGATTCTTCTGCTGCATCCTCTTGTTCAGATTTTGTAGCATCCTTTACAGAATATTTATCCCATAACCTACCACCATATGCACATTGTTTACGACTTTCTTTTTTACAACAAAGTCTACAATATCTTTTTTCTTGACCAGGTGTTTTAACGGTCATCAGTTATAATGATAGGATGGTTTTGTAGTTTTCTTTGGTAACTTGCCACTTCTGACTTTACTACCCGAAGTTGAGCCAGCACCCGTAGGGTGTGAACCTGCTCTGGATTTACCGAGAGAGATGGACTTATCTTTACTTCCTTTTTCAGTTGTGTGGAGTTTTGCAGGTTTGTTTTTATCTTTTGTAATGACAGACTCTTGACCATGCTTTCTGCCAAGACGACGCATGACCTTGCCGAAACGACGCTTGGACATTTTATCGGGTTTTGAGGTTTGATAAGAGACTTCACGACCTGTTCCTTCACCTGATGAATATTTATATTCTCCTACTCCTTTTTTATATCCTATTCCTTTTTTCTTTAAATCTTTTTCTAACCCTTTACGAGATGAACGATTCTTTGATTCATCACTACCTCTGTCTGCAGAGATGTGACCAGTTACATTCTTTTTAGACTTAGAAAGCATCCTAGCAGTAGGATTACCTTCGACTAAATTGATAAAATCTTTATAGTACATAACCTTTAATTGATCTTGTAAAGCAAGTTTATTAGCAGTAAGTGTCATAACTTCTTTATCACGCTTACCATATAGTCTTTTGAATCTATGACTACTCTTATTCTTCATACCACGGATAATTCTTTCTGCCTCTTGATTGACAGGACCAAGTTGAGAAGCCCCAAATCCTTGAGGCTTTTCTCTACCTAAATCTTTTTTCCGTTCGTTTAACATTAGCCACCGACGACTTGAATTTCTTCAACGACGATTGCTCCAGAACCTGCAGTGATTTTAACTGCACGCTTTACTACTGCTTGACTACCAGAGTATGCATAAGTGTAATCAGCAGGTGCACTAGATGAATCGATATCAGTACTAATAGTACTACCTGTTACAGCAGTAACTTTTTTACCTGCTGTTCCTGCAGATAAGAAGTTAGAGTTTATGGCAGGTGATGTAGAATCATCTTCTACAGCAATGAAATCATCAACTGAGAATGGGTGTGTATCTGCTCTTTGTCCTAGATGAACTCCGAGTGTATAATCAGCAGTGCTATCATCTACTGCTTTTACAATTCTTGCTTGACCAGGTTTTGCTCCTGATTTAAGGAGGAGTGCTTCATTCTGAACTAATGTGATAGCAGGTCCACCATTAAATGATACTGTAGATGCTGCTGCTGTTGCAAGAACTCTATAATATCCTGTTTGTACTACTTGATATTCTGTTGCTGATCCAGAGATAGCATTAGTACTTAATACTTTTAATACGGGCATTGTCGTGTCGTGTTATTTCGTGTCCTTTTTATTTATCTCTTTTTGTTGCTTTAACATCTTTTGTAAATCTGCAGTGCTACCAATGAACATTGTATTGTTTACAGTAGATGGTGAATTCTTCTTTTCATCTTCATCTAGATCTTTCATTTTTTTCTGAAGATCAATAAGTTTATCTGCTACATCTCCAACGTTTTTAATTAATTGACCTGCAACTTCATATGCACGAGGATGATCTGATGCTTGTGCTACTTCTAATATACCATCTACTGCCTCTTGTCCTTTCATTACTAAATTATGTAACTGAGCACGAGACATCTCATAATCCTGTTGTATATCAGGACTATCAGTTTTCTTTAATTTTGGTTTAACGCTTTCAACGTGCTTTGCTAGTTCTGAAGGTTCATTACCAAAAGCATCATTTAAACCATCGTAAGGATTTGCCATTAGATTGCGTCATCGTTACCTGATACAGGATTACGTTTCTTTTGATCTGTGAACTCAGAATATAATTCACCAAATCCAAAGTCATCATCAGATTCTAGTAGATCATCATCTGCACTATCGATCAATAATACGTTAGCACCTGCAGCAGCTGCTGCTTTAGTAGTTGAATTATATCCTCTAGTAACTGTAAGATTATTACCATTTATATTAGTTACATGCATAACCTCAGATCCAATTTGAATCTCTTGCCATTGTGCAATACCTGATGCACTAGCAACTGTTATTAGTCTATCATTATCATCAATAAGATTCGCTAATGTAGTTACTGCAACACCATCTCTATCAACAAGTGATTTTGGAGTTGCTTGATAACGAACATTTCTTGGTGCTGATACTGTATTTGTATCTGCGTATATATCTGTGATTGCCTTCTTGATAACTTTCTGTTCTGTAACAGGACCGTATAGGAAGGTTTTAGTTGAGAATCTTAGGGTGTATATTATTGCTCTTCTAGTAGCAAAGTCTCCTTCGTAACTATCTTCGTAATCAATATTTTGTAAGACAACAGGAACATCCTTTGTCTCATTCATTGTAGGTAATAACTTAACTGATAGATTATAATGAGGTTGAAAGAATGGTAAAATCTGTTCTAAAATTTGAAGACCATCTTCTTGGTTTTTAGAAATTATTGCTAATTCAAAATCAATATTATAAGGAACTGGCATGAATACATTAGAGTTCTTAGTACCTGATTTTGGTATTTTTATTTTTTGAGTAGGAGCAACTTTTCTAGTAGAATCATATGTAATACTTACAATCTCAAAACCAATTCTAGGTAAAGTAATCTGAACTCTTTTATTGGTTGGATCTGGAACAGCATCTAGTCTTGCTAAGAATTTTTGTTTAGGACCATATGCCAAAGGCACTTTCATAACCTCGTCATTACGACGAAGCTCAATATTATTAAACAACGTTCCAAAAGCAACGATTGTTTTTCTAAAAATTTCGTGATAAGAATAAGTGCCTAACATGCTTAAATTGTAGTATCATTAGTAGAACCAACAGTTCCAAATGGATTTGATTCAGTGAAGTCAATAATATCATCATCAGCAGTCTCAAAGACAAAGTTCTGATCGATAGTATCTTCTGTATTAACGTTATTTAGGGTATTATATGATGCAGATGTCCAAGCAGCACCTGAGGTCTGTCCTGTGACCGTCTCAGGGATCGTAAAGATGCCACTCCTATTGAATACCTGTAACTGTCTATTAGAGGAATCCCATGCCTTAACCTCTGCAGTTACATTAGATGCTCCACCTGCAACTATCTCACCAACTGTGAAATCACCAGTGCCTCCAGTAGCAAAGTTAACTGTAATAGCATTAGCAAAGGCAACTTCAACTGCATCGATCTCTGCGATTCCTGTGTCGATGTCTTCGTCGCTGTACTCGAATAGTTCACATTGAACTTCCCAAACATAACCTTTTCCTAATTGATAAAATGGTCTTTCTGCTTCTACAAATTTAATTTCAAACAAATGCTTTGTTACAGGAAACCAAATTAGATCCCCTTCATTGGGTCGTCCTTCGACATTAAGGACTTCAAGATCATCAACCTTTTCTTTAAATTTTTCACGGGAGAAAATAAAAGTTGTCTTGTCTTCGATACGGACTCCAAATTTGCTAAGTAACTCACCTTGTCCTTCCCATCCTTCAACATTATTGACATATGCTCTAATCGCTCTCGCACTATCGAATTGCGAATCCGAGTCCTCCCCAAAGACCGTATCTTTGTTGACAATCGTTCTCGGAACATAGTAAATGTCTTGCCCATAAATTTCAATAGTTTCAACTAATAAGTTTTCAAAAAATTTTTGTTCTTGAGCAGAACCGTTTAATTGTAAACGTGAACTACTACTATAGTTAGACTGGTTGTAGTCTTGTGCTGGTGAGTTGGATATAGCCATTAGTGATTACCCCACTAAGTCTAAAGGAGGAAGTTCGTAGGTCTTACGAAGTGTCTCTTCAAGATCTTTTTTAAATTGACTAGCATCTTCTAGAATTCTACGACCGTTAAGTGTAACACCACCTAACATTTGAATCCCATCATACTTACTTAGGTTCCTTCCCCATTGCTGCATGAATAATGCTTCAACATAATCCTTTAACCAATTATCATTAAACATACTTGTAAATGTAACTGGATCTTGTCTTAAAGACATTTCAACTAATAAGAAATCACCTGCTGTTAAATCTGCCCAATCCATATCAAGATATAATCTACCTTGATGTTCATTAAATCTTACTCTACGATCTCTTTGTGAGTTAGTAACCCAATCAAGAGTTTCAAGATACTGTGAAGTTAAGAAGTAATGTAAAATATGTCCATGCGTCATAGCATAGATATCATTTAAAAATATTTGATATTTAATATTGAAAATATTACCTGGCACAATACTAGATGCACCAATCTGTGAATACACATGATTGACTCCTAAAGTACCTGGTGGTAAATCAACATAATTATTTGCTTCATACCATGCTGAAGAACCTGCTTGAGTAGTTCCTTGTGCAGCAGTCTTGATAGCGTCTGTAACCTCTATCTTCATAAAGGTTTTGTAACTACCATTGTAATGATACTCTTGGTAGTAATCTATTGCTTCTTCAATTAGATCATCTAATTGTTCTGTAGCAACGTTAATGTCTATCGTAGGATATCCTAATCTACGAAGAGCATAGTCTTTTAGTTCTGTTTTAGAAGCTGGTTTAGTAGCAGACATTTGTTATTAACTGAATGAATTAATAGTCAAGGCAGAAACATCATTAGCAGCGACAGTTTCTCCTTTTTTGAAGAATCCATCAACATTATCAACGGTAATTTGATTAGTTCCAAGAGCAGTGATAGTTCCAGTAGTTCCACTGGTTGCTCCTGTGACAGTTGATCCGACTTCCATTGTTGTAATGTCAGAGAGTGCTAATGTTGCATTAGTTGCAACGGTAGCGATATCAACTGTTGCACCATTACCATGAATTGCAGAAACAGGTATAGTAGCACTGTTTCCATGTATAGCGGATACTGGAAGTTGTGCTCCATTTCCATGAATTGCTGTTACATCAAATGTAAGAGCAGCAGCACCGCCACCACCAAGTTGTGCATCTAAAACAGTGACTGTTTCATTGACAATGAATCCAGATCCATCATCTGTGACGGTAACAGAATCAACAGTTCCACCAGTGCCAATCACAACGGTGAATGTTGCGTTAGCACCAGATGCTTGAGTAGAATAATTAGATGTTCCTAAGTTATAAGTGCCAGGAGTTCTTGCTGCATCAGTTGCACCAAAGTTACCTACAGTCTTAATTCCAGAAGCATTAGCATTAACAATAGTTATAACTTCAGATGCTGCATATCCAGATCCATCGTTATTAATCGTTGCTCCTGTTATAACACCATTTGAAGTTGTAATATCAAGAGTTAATCCAGTTCCTGATCCAGATGATTGTGTAGTAATAGCAGTTCCGTTTGCATATCCTGTACCTGCATCACTGAACGAACCAAGAGTATTAACACCAGTTGCGTTTGCATTTGTGATAGTTAGAACTTCACTAGCAGCATATCCAGATCCTGCAGCATTAAGAGCGACAGCTGTAAGTTGACCATCTGCATTAACAGTAAGATCAACGGTTGCACCAGTTCCAGATCCACTTGAAGAAGTGGCGACTCCTGTCAATGCTGAGTATCCAGTACCAGCAGCACTAATAGAACCTAAAGTCTTAATATTGGTTGCGTTTGCGTTAACAATAGTTACTGTGTCACTAGCAGAGAATCCAGTTCCACCAGCATTGATAACAATGTTTGTAAGGACACCAGCATTTGCTGTAATATCAGCAGTCATTCCAGATCCATTTCCTCCAGTAACTGCAATTCCAGTTCCACTAACATATCCAGTTCCACCAACGATAGATGCTAAGTTAAGTGTTAGTGCTTTACCTGCATTTGCGTTCGTAATTGTAACTGTATCTGTAATTAGATAATCAGATCCACCTGAGGATACTGCAGCATCAGTAATGTTTCCATTGCCATCAACTGTAGTTGTTACAGTTAATCCAGATCCACCACTAGCAGCACCAGAAGTTGCAACTCCACTAGCAGCAGAGAATCCTCCTCCACCACCATTAGAAACAGATGTTAAAACAACAGCACCTGGTGTAGGATCTCCAGAAAGATTAAGTGTAAGAGTTGTAGATGTTGCAAGGTTATTAAGCATTGCACTTAACTGTTCAAATGCATGGTCAAGTTTTGTCTGAACTCTTGCTTCTGTAAAGTATAATTGTGCTGATCCTTCAGCTAAATCATCTGTAGTATGATTAGCAAGATTTGCTGCTTGAGTTGCAGTTCCAGTAACATTACCTTGAACATTACCAACAAGAGTATTAGTGAGGGCTATATCGTCAACGTAAAGAGCTGACCATTTCTTACTACTTTGACCAAGATTTCTAGTTGAATCTGTATCAGGATTTATATTTCTTGCTACAGTAATAGATGATAAAAGATTACCTGTGAGATCTCCTACTACATTACCAGTCATGGTATCAATAGCTGCAGCATCAGCATGGATATTAGACCATTGTTTGCTTGAAGTTCCTAAAGTACTTGCTGAATCTACAGCAGGTTGGATATTATTTGAAACAGTAATAGATGCTGTCAAATTACCGTCTACGTTTCCAACTAGGTTACCTGTAGTAGTAGTAATAGCTGCAGCGTCAGCGTAAATGTTTGACCATTTACTGCTTGAAGATCCTAAAGTGCTAGCTGAATCTACAGAAGGTCGGATATTATTTGAAAGAGTGATGCTAGCTGTTAAGTTACCATCTACGTTTCCAACTAGGTTACCTGTAGTAGTAGTAATAGCTGCAGCATCAGCATGGATATTAGACCATTTTTTACTTGAAGATCCTAAAGTGCTTGCAGAATCATTAACAGGTCGGATATTATTTGAAGTAGTAATAGATGCTGTTAAGTTACCTTCTACATTACCAATTACATTACCAGTCATGGTATCAATGGCAGCAGCGTCAGCGTGAATGTTTGACCATTGTTTACTTGAAGATCCTAAAGTGCTAGTTGAATTTAAAGCAGGTTGGATGTTATTAGAAACAGTAATAGATGCTGTTAAATTACCTTCCACGTTTCCAATTACATTACCAGTCATGGTATCAATAGCTGCAGCATCAGCATGGATATTAGACCATTGTTTACTTGAAGATCCTAATACACTTGCTGAATCTGAAGCAGGTTCTATATTATTTGAAACAGTAGTGGTTGCTGTTAAATTACCTTCTACGTTTCCAACGAGGTTACCTGTAACAACGTCAATAGCAGCAGCGTCAGCATGAATATTAGCCCATTGTTTACTTGAAGATCCTAATACACTTGTTGAATCTGCAGCAGGTTGGATATTATTTGAAACAGTAGTGGTTGCTGAAAGATTACCTGTTAAAGAAGTAGCAGTAATTACATTTGCAGAAAAATCACCAGATGCGTCTCTTAAGACGAGGTTGTTTGCAGCACTAGAAGATGCACTAGCAACGTTAATTGTAGTATTACCAGAAACACCATCAGCATTAGTAAGAGTAATTCCAGACGATGCGGTGACTTCGAGAGTTCTTTGGGCATAAGTTCCAGTTCCTGTTCTTACAACATAACCAGTTCCAGACATAGCAGCAAGACCAGTGCTATCAGCATCAACGAATGTTGTTGTAATTGTTGGAGCAGAACTACCATCTACAGATACAGAACCTTGAACAACACCATCAAGGGTGAATGTTCTAGCAGTTTTCCATGCATCAGCAGTAGATGCGTTACCTAAGAAACCTGCACTAGATCCTGTGCCACTGGCAGCAGTGATTTGATTAGCAGAGAAATCACCAGATGATCTAACTACAACACTATTACCAGTTGTGTCTGTGGCACTTGTGTTTAATCCATCAAGTAAATCTGCGTTTAGATTATTAATTTTGTCAGTTGTAGGTATAACAAGAGCAGGTCCAGATGATACCTGAGATATAATTTGTCCGTCTACTGTTAATGTTCCATCAATATTAGCATTAGCATCAACATCAAGTGTAGTTCCAGAACCAGTAAGATTTAAAGAACCAGCTCTTAGAGCACCATCAGTTCCTCCGAATACTTCAGAAGTATTAGTTGCACCTGTTATAAAAGCAAATTGATTTGCTGATTTATCATATCCAAAAAATCCAAGTCTTGCTTGTGTATCATAATATCTAAATTCTATACCCTTATCTTTACCATCATTAGATGCTGGTGCAGTGTCTCCACCAACAGTAATTACAGGATCATCGACTGTCATTACAGTAGAATTAACTGTAGTCGTAGTTCCATTTACAACTAGATTTCCAGAAACAGTATAATCACCTTGAGTTACGATATCTCCAACAACTGTTAATGATCCTTGTGTTTCTACGTCACCTGTATTTGTAGCTATTACAAACTTATCAACTCCCGATCCGTTTTGTACTTTAAATGTTTTATTGTCAGCAGTTATAGTAACATTGTCATGAGTTACTAAAGCACCAGAAATATCAGCACTACTATTAAGATCAAGAGCACCAGTAAGTTCTGTGCCACCATAAACTCTTAATCCTTCACCGATAGCAAGGTTCTTACCGATACCTGCACCACCAGTTAGTTTGAATGCACCATCAGCAGCATAAGATCCAGTCAGAGTTTGCTGAGTGTTTCTAGTAATTGTAGTGACATTAGAAACACCTAATGTATTATTAATTTGAGTAGCACCACCAACGGTTACCTCACCAATAATATTTGTATTACCATTATCAGTATCTACTGTGAACTTATCAACTGAAGATCCATTTTGAATCTTGAAGTTTTCATTGGAAGCATCAACAATTAAAGAATCATTGATAGTTGTCTGACCTTGAACAACTAAAGTTCCATCAGTTGCTACGTTACCTGTAGAAGAAGCAACAGTAAACTTATCAGTTGTACCTGATCTAACTGCAAAGTTATTATCAACATCTACAGTTCCGTTAAACTCGGAGTTGTTTGTAACAGTTAGAGTTCCACCAAGTGTTGTATTACTATCAACATTAAGAGTGCTATTTAATTCTGTGTGACCATCAGCAGTTAGCGTTCCTTCAATATTAGTATTACCAGTTACGTTGTCAACGAAGAACTTATCAGTAGTTCCGTTTCTAACAGCGAAGTCTGCATCAATATCAGTTACACCATTTACATTAAGTGTGCCTTCGATTACTGTATTACCAGTAGCATTAGCAACTGTAAACTTATCTGTTGTTCCATTTCTAACTGCAAACGCTGCATCAACATCTACAGTTCCGTTAAATTCTGTATTACCTGCAACGTCAAGAGTTCCTTGAATATCTGTATTACCACTAGCACCTAAAACACTAAACTTAACTGTATCACCAGAGTTTTTCTTACCAACAAACAAACCTTGACCAGATGAAGTTCCACCAACATGTAAAGTTGTTCCAATACCTGCACCACCAAATACCTTTAAGTTTGCATTAGCGTGTGAAGCATAAGAAGGTGTATATACAAAACTAGAACCAACGAAGTGTTTATATCTTATGTTTAGGAAGTTTCTAAATCCAAAGTTCTCAGTCGCATCATCTTTCTGGTTAAGATCACCGTTGATATAAACATCACTATTGAATACTGTATCACCTTCAACATATCCACCACCATCAAATCTGAATGCACCATAATCATTTGACTGAATATCATAAAGACCAGTTCCATTATTCAATGAAACAGTTGGTTCATCTGTGTCTTCAAAACGAACTGTAGATGCAACATTTAAAGTGCTATTAGCATCAATAGCACCTGTATTAGTTAAGATACCTGTGATATTAACGTTACCTGTTGTAGATTGTAACTCAATTTTAGTAGTTCCAGATCCATTATTAAGTTGAAGTGTCTTAGAAGCACCTTGCAACACGATGTTATCGTCAAATCTAGATGTGCTATTTGCTCTAAATGTGCCATCTACATCTAATAGTCCACCAATATTAACGTCTTGTGCAATACCAACACCACCTAATACTACCAAATCTCCAGTAGAATTAGATGTTGAATTAGTATTTGTTGTAAGTTTTAAGTTACCTGCAGTTATACCTGATGCAGTTCCAGTAAAAACTTCAGAATTATTTGTAGCAGCATGAAGGAAATTAAATCCACCACCGTGTCCTCCAAGGTCAGTGTAGTTTGTATCCCAACCGAAGAATCCTAATCTTGCTTGTGTATCATAATATCTGAATTCAACACCACGATCTTTGTTATCATCAGATGCTGGTGCAGTATCTCCACCAAGAGTGATGATAGGATCATCTAAAGTTGTAATAGTTGAATTTACTGTAGTTGTTGTGCCATCAACTTGAAGATTACCACGAATCGTTACCTTACCACTAACATCTCTGTCATCATTAGGGTCAATTAATATATCTCCTGTAGCACCAATGTGATCCGCTTGGAATCTCATTGTTTCAATATGAACTTTACCAGCTGAATCTGTTGCTTGAATATCAACTACATTCTCAGCACTAACTGTAACTTGACTAGATCCAGATCCACCATTTTGTGCAGAGATGGATAAAGTTCTAGGGGATGTAGTATTCTGTTGAAGTAAGAATTGTAAATCACCATCGCCAGTTTTGTATATTGCTTGTGCAGTAGAACCATCTAATATGATATCTGGAGTACTAATATTTGTCTTTACATTAATATCAACTTCACCAGACCCACCATCACCTGTATTATTAGCAGAGAATAATAAACTACCTGATGTATTCTTTACATTTAGATAGTTTACTCCAGTAAGTCCTCTGTATCCAGTTGTTGCGGTTAATTCTTGATCTAAATCAAAATGCTCAACGGAGTTACCATCAGCAAAAGAAATACGACTGTTTTGTAATTGTGGATTATCAACACCTGCTGTAGCGATAGTAACGTGACCAGATGCTACATCAAAATCTTCTTGTGCGAATGAGGCAAGACCTTTCTGTTCTGTACTCTCGGCAGCGAGATATCTCCACCCACCGTTATCCCCAGAACTATGAGTAGGAGCACCTGCACCTGCAGAAATGTCTTGATATGCTTGATATACTTTTGAAGCATTCTTGATAATATCATACCTAGAGTATGAAGTCGCTGCATTATAATCTAGTGCTGTAGTTCCTTCTACTGCAGTAGCGATAGGCACAGTTGTAGCACTTGTCAAACGACCGTAGTCGTCAACAGTAAATTTTGTAGCGTTTACTGTCTGAGAACCCGATACAGATGTCAGGGATTCCGTATTATAGTCAGCAGCAGTTACAGCTGTGGTAATCAAATCGATTGAAGGGTTACCTGCAATACCACCACCATTATTAACAGCAATTCTAGTTGATGTTCCAGTAATAGTTCTGGTTGCCATCGTACCACCAGAGGTTCTAGAAAGCATACCAGTGGTAGTAAGACCTGAAATAGCAGCAAGGTCTAAATCATATGGTTGTGCGGACGAACCTTCTACAGTTCCATTCAGTCCGTAATCTGCAAGAGTTGTTGGGTTTGAAGCATTTATAATTCTACCTTTAGAGTCTACTGTAACTTTTGTGTAAGTTGCAGTAGGAGAAGCAGTTCCATCATAGTGTGGTAGAGTTGATATTAAAGCTAGTTCAGCACTTAAGTTAAGGTTTTGTGATCCATCAAATACACCAGAAGCAGATAAGTCATTAGAGAGTTGAATTTGACGTGTTGATGATAATCGAGCAGCAGTAGAGGAACTACCGATTAACGTTGCAGTTATAGTACCTGCAGCAAAATTACCGTCCGCATCTCTTTGGACGAGTGTGTTTGCAGTATTTGAGATAGATTCTACAGGTCTTTCATAACGTAGGGTGTTCCATGCAGTTACACCATCACCTATTTTAATTCTACCTGTATCAAGTTCAACCCCTAACTCACCTTGAGCAAGTGTAGGGTTTGAGTTTGCCCATTCTTGGGCACCACCTCTTCTTAATTGAATTCTATTTGCCATTTTATTAAGACAACTCTATGAATAAGGATATGCTTCCAAGTTATTTATGCTAAAAAAAGAGGGGGATCTTTTCCCCCATCAATTAATCTTTACCATCATCATCGGGATCAAGAGTTCCGTCTGGTCTAGGCTCAGGTTCTTCTTGCTTGAAATATTCTAAAGTCTCGATAGCACCTTGTAATTTTAGTGCTCTGACTTCGTTTTCTTTTATTTTACTTGCCATTTTTTGATTCTCATCAACCAGTGTGGCAAGTTGCTCTTGAAATTGTTTGAGCATGTCTGGTTGGGAGATTTTTTCAATCGCCATAATTAATTACTTTTTTGGACTAACGTTAGTAAAAGTGATTTGATTTCACTCATATCAGATTTTAACTCAGAAACTTCAGTTTGTAAAGTCTCAAAGTCTTTTTCTTTTTTTTGTCTGCCCTTATACGCTTTCATATACTTTTCGTATTCTGACGTATTAGTGCAATCTATAGCACCTGATTTAATATTTTTAGACCACCCATCGTGATCTTCGATTGGTAATACTACTTTCATTAAACAGCGAGTGCGATAGCTCTGAAGTCCTTGAGTAGAGGTACTAATGCTTGGTTTGGAGAAACCAAAACAAGTTTAATTTGGTATGCTGAGAAGTTTAACCCAGATACCTCGTATTCATAATCAAAGAATTCTTCAGTTTCTGTTGTATCAGGAATACTTGCATCTCCTGTTGGGAAGAATTGGTATCCTTGAGTATCAATAGAATCAGTAGAACCTACTGGTAACACTCTATATAGAGGTTTTATAAAGGTGTTTGGTGGACGGAAACCAGCAAACATTACTTTTATAGAACTGGATGGGTTAGTTAGATCTGCAACTTTAGTAATGTAAACCGCTTCATGCTCATCACCAAATGCTAGTTTAGCAGTATTTGGATCGGCAGGATTATTAATTCTAGAAGAAATTAATGTTGCAGACATTCTATCAGTATCAATAACAGGTGATATATTGTTTATTTCACTTGTTAAAGTTAGGTCTAATCTAAATGATTTTTCACCACTTAATTCAGATGATTCGTTAATTTCAGAACAAATCAACTGAGGAGTATTAAAGTAATTGTTATCATTTAAGTTAACATCAAAGAATTCACCAGTATTACTAAATGAATTCTGTGATAGTGTAATACTATCATTAATTGATGTTCCAGTAATAGTATTAACCCTTGCAGTAACTGAAGTTCTGGGAAGAATAAGTCTTTGAATGTTAGGATCAATAACTTCATACTGAATATTTTGTGTCGCATACATTCTACTTCCTCCACTTCTAATACCTAATCTTGCAATAGAGTTAGTTGAAATATCGTATGTGTCTATTGTTGGACTTAAAACACCAGTATGAGTTTTGTTAATCTCTGTTAAAGGTATACCATCAAGGTTATAACATTCAACTAAAGCACCTTCACCAAATGTTCTTGCTGTAGTCCCTCCCAATCCTCTTTCATGTATGGTAATTGTTTTACCATTTGAAGAGATTGCAGAGTAAGACATAATCTCACCTACAGAGAACAATACAAATTCACCATCTCCAGATGTGATATTCTTAACATAAATGTAACCAGGATTAGCACTACCTATTCCAGAACCGTTAATAGTTTTATGGAATGCAGTTGCATCGTTTACATTTAAAGTTGTGTCTGTAGCAGATATTGATGCTGTAAGAGTTGTTGGAGCAATTTCAGATTTAACATTAGAAATAGTAACGTTATTATCTGAATCGTGCATAGCATGATTAGAATGAGATACTCTAACTTTTCTTTGAGCAGTTGTATATGTTGGAGTTGTAGATACAAATGCATTACTTATCGCACCTGTTTCAACAGCGTCACCAGTTGGAGTAAATGTAGATCCTACAGTCGCTGTAGTTCCAGAATCTCCACCAGTGATTCCTTCAGAAGTTGTTGCAAAATCATCAGATACAAATTTCAATGTGAGTGTATTTGTACCAGCAGTCCATGTTACAACTTCAGCAGTTGGTGCACCAGATGAGTTACCAGTAATCGTTTCACCTACGGTAAAGTCACCACTAGCACTTGTAACTACCATTGTGGCAAGAGTTTTAGATGATACAACTCTGTTAGTAATAACACCACCAGTGTTAGAACCTGCTGTCCAAGCACCAGATATATCATTAATAGTTAATATTTTTCCACCAGCATTTGGAGTTACCGCAGTAATAGTTCCTTCTGCAAGAGTAGTTTTTTGTTTTAATCTAGCACCAACTGTATATGGTAGTGATGTAGAGTTCATCACTAACTGTAATTCTGGTTTAAATGTTTGAATTGCATCGGTAGATAAATTAATTTCACCACCATTTCCTCTCTTCAAAGCATTATTATTCAATGTTACTCTGCTAGTAGCAGTTGTAGTAAAGTTTGCACGATTGATTATGAATTTTAAATCTTCATATTGGTCAGCAGTCCATGTAGTTGCGTTCTGTGATTTGAATAACACACCTGCATATGGTTGTTCAGATATCGTTCTATCACCTGTAATATCAATCTCACCCATTCTAGAGATCCAAACCTTATATTCATTTGAGTCTGAGAATAGAACAAAACAATGTTCTTCAGATTGTGGAATATAAACAGGTGCTCTGAATGTAAATCTAGTTGCTACTGCACCAGTTTCAGAAATTTGAACATCGGCAGGATTAACTGTAACATCAGAGAATGGAAGAATATTGATAGTTGGATATCCATTTTCCATTGTTCTAATCTGCATTGAGATTGGAATTGCACTATCCTTTGTATTAAAGTAAACATCTACAGATGTTAAGAAACATCCACCCTCTTCATCTACTAAGAATGATTGTGCAAGTGGATCCCACCAACCAACTTGTCTTCTTTCTGTTCTAGTTGAGTTTCTTGTTCTTCTTTGTGTTCTTGTATCTCTAACAATCTCAGCATTTCTAATTGCAAGAACGTTTTCTTGTAAAGTATTCTGAGTTCCAGAAGCAGAGTATTCTGCCTGTGCAGAAGAATCAACAGCACCAGGTAAACGAGAATCAGTTTCACTTGTAGTAAATCTGATAGTTCTTTCTCCAGTTGCCCAACGAGGATTAGTATCAACACTAGGATCAGGAATAAAGAATGAACCTTTCCATTGTCCTAGTCTATCTGTAACAAGTCTTCTTTGTCTAACAACTGCTTTTGCACCAGAAGCACCAACTAAAACTTCACCTACTTGGAAATTACCGTAGTAATCACCAACTGCTTGAGCAGCAAGTTTATCAGTATCGATATTGATAAAGTTTGTAGTTGAAGAATATGATGTTGGCATTGCTGTATCATCATATGGATTATATGCATAGAAATTATCTGCAGGATCTACTTCAAATTTACATCCACTTGTTTCACCAGTTACAATTTCACCAGGTACAAATGGTGTAGCATTAGTTCTATTGTCAACAGATGGATCTTTAATAACTTCAATAATCTTAGGAATTAAATATTCATCAATTTTTTGTCCATCAAAGAAACCAAAGAAGTTAGTTCTTGGTTTCATTCTGAATACAGAAACTTCAACGTTTCTAGAACGAATCCATGGCACTACTGTGCTTGAAACCATCCTATCTCCAACAGATCTACGATCAATCCTTGGAACAACTCTTGTACGTATTCCTCTTCTTACCTGTCTTCTTCTTGTTGTAATTCTTGTGATTCTATCTACAGCACGACCTCTACCCCAGTCAGAACGACGACCAGATCTAACGGTTCTAGTGCTACGTCTTACAACACCTCTCCATGTTGTCTGCCATGAGTTCCACTGTATAGGAGCAAAACCATTTTGATCAACTCTAAGGCGTAATCTAGTTGCTTGGAAATCACCTTCAATATCAATCACATTAACAGGAAGTCTACGAGTATCAATCCAGTTATCTGATTGTGGTAGTAAATCTATACGTCCGATATATGCAAAAACGTTGAACGGGTTAACATTTTCAACACGAGAGGCGTATGGTTGTTCAATTAAAACTTCTTCTTGATATGGAAGAGTAATTAACGGACCTGTTTGTTGATAATTTGTAGAAAGAGATGAATTTAATATTAATGAAATATTAGTTGTATAATGAGAAGCATGACAAGTTCCATCAGTAAAGTCTAAAGATACTGAATAATCCTCTTCATTAGTAGCAGATTTAGAATGATCGGAGAAATCGTCAACGATAAATCCATTCTTCAAACGATTTTGACCATTAGCATCTGTAATTTCAGTATTGAATGTATCTGCCTCCAACATATTAAGTGAAGTATAATATTCAACACGATTTACTCTATCTTCGATATTACCAATGTCACGCATGGTATATCTTCTATTTTCAGACTTAATAATGAATACATCTTTAGCAGGATCAAAACCATATGGTGAATGATATAAGGTTGCTAATAGCATACCATCACTAAGATTATCTGGTTCTGTAGGTTCTTCTTCAGATTTACCTTTAACTATTTGGAATTCACCCTCAGGAGTAATGAATAATTTATCAATTCTCTTGAGATACCAGTCAAAGTCACAACGGAAATTACTATTAATCTTAGGAATATCAAATATTGTTGCAGCAGGTGTAGAAGATGTTGGGAATATTCTTCGTTTAAAATCAAATGTTCCAACGTTTACATATGCTGGTGATGCGACAGTACCTGTTCCCGCATATAGGTTCTTACAACCTGGTCTAAAATCAAGGAAGTCTGGTAAATATGCTCCATCAAAAATAGGAATATCTTCGTAAGATGTTGAAAGATATGATTGACCACCAAAGTAATCTCCAGTAGCAGAATGGTTGTAGTAGTCTAATACAATTTTTAACTTTCTAATTGGTTCAGCAACACCCTTTCTTCTAACTAATTTAGAAATACCATACAAGAATTCAGTTTGACCAGAAACTAAATCATAACGATCTGTAATTACTTTAGATCCTACAACAATAGAACCTGCTGAGTCATTGATAATTCCATTGATTGCAGTTCCACCACTATCGGTTCCACTTACAGTTTCACCAGATACAAATGTACCATCAAGATACACAATGGTAAGTTTCAAACTACTTGAGTTGAAATCAACAACTCTTGCTCTTGCTTTTGATGTTTTACCTGTAACTATAGTTCCATTAGCAAAGAAAGTTGGTTCAACTAATGTTATAGATGGAATGATTGGGTCGCTATCATCTAAAGATTCGTATACAGCATGAACTGTATAAGCATCAGCAAGACCTAATGAAATATCTCTATCTTCAATTCTTGTTCCATATAGATTAGAATAAGTTAACTGATAATTTTGAACATCTAAATTCTTAATTGTTTGATTTACCTTCATCACAAACATCTTGGTTGGTGATTTAGTCTTTCTTTGAGTTACGTTCTTAGAAATCGTTGCATTAATTTTAACAGATGTAATATTAGTTAAGTTATCAATCTGAAGGGTAGTTCTATCAGCAGATGTAAACGCACTATATCCTAATGCAGCAGTGTTACTGGTATCAATAGGAATTTGTTTACCTGGTGTATAAGTTGAGTTTGAACCTGCTAAAGCAGTAATAGTATAGTTTTCATTCGATATTGCTTCAAACTGTTCATTCTCTG